TCATCCTTCATACGAAGGACACCTTGAATGTCGCCTACAGTCACCATGTCAGATCCTCCCTGCCGCGATGCAATCCGGGCAATCTGGCTCGGGTTGTGGGTGCTCAAGCTGCTCGTGGCGCAAGTTGTAGGTGTTCATCGTAACAGTGTCCATCATCTCGTGGTCTGGGTAGGAATCAAGCTTCGTCTTGTCCTTGGTGTTCTCGTACCGATTCCAGGCATCTGCGTATCGGTACAAGGGGAGAAGCTTGATGGCCAGACGCTCCGGGTCGCGATCGAGCTCTCGCGCTGCCGCGTAGGGAGTGACGCTATACTTCTGCGCCACGACGGCGATGAGCCAGTGCCGGTGTAGCTCATCCCATTCCTCCCGTTCTATTCTAGCGTCTGCCAGCCAGGCCGCTAGGTCTGCTCGATTATCGGGCGATCCACCCGCTAGGAGTCGATGGAAGGCCCGGAGTCTTTTGCTTCGTCAGCCTTGGCGATCGCAGTTGGCTTGAACGGATCGGAAAGATCGACGATTTCGTGCCACAGAAAGTTCGCCGTTTCGAGATCCAATCGTCCAATGTTGTCCGGATTCTTCTCAGCAGGCAGCGTCCAGCTGTGGATACCCTGGATCAGAATTGTGTCACGATCGTACTGATCGTAGTGCGCTTTCTTCTGATCCTCGACAGTCTTCTGTTTGCTGGGATCCGCGCTTTGGATGGCCTTGAAGATGTCTCCGCCAAACTGACGCATTTGGGCGGAGATTTCGGACTGTCGATTGTCCTGGGCCTTCTTCAAGCTTCGCGCGTTGAGCTTCTGAAGGATAACGACGTACTCACGATTCTCTTCGTCTGTGACTGGTACTTGCTTACGAATGACATCTGCGAACATGGCCTACGTCCTCCTGGAGCCACGCGCGCCGCCATTGCGTTGGCCGCGTGGCTGCGGTTAAGTGTCTACGGGTTGGTGCCTTCCGTACGGCCACTGGCCGGGACGAGACGCACCATGAACTTCGTCAATGCGTTGCGCTCCGGTGTACGATTGTACTGCCCGACGTACGTTTCCATCGACACGAAGAGACCACCAGAGCCGCTCTGGAATGTGATCTTCAAAGTGCGCGTGGCAGAATCCGGCGTGTCAGGACTAGTGCGGACAAAAAGCTCATGCACACTGCCAGCACCAGTGCGGAACACACCACTGAGCTCGATCGGCTCAACGCGATCCTTGCCAACAGGAAGGCTGCGCTCCTGAGTTTCGCTGAACCCAGAAAGTTCCTCCACGATCTGCTCGATGGAAATGCCGTTGAACGACTGGATATACTGCGAAACGTTCTGCAGTACTCCAGTGGCATCGTCGTATTCGATCTTGACTTCCCCAGGGGGGCTATAGACGCCCATGTCAGTTTCCTCCTGCTATTTTCCAATTATCCAGCATGCGGCGCAACCCGATGGCCGTCCGCAGAAGATTGCTGGCAGGCTTGACGTTTGGCCCATCAGCACAGCCCACCTGACGATACGCAAAACGTTCGATCCCACGCACAGCTTGTCGCGCCCACTCCAGGCATGCTTGTTCACTAGCAGTGGCTGGATATTTTGGGGTTAGCTCTTCGCTATCCCCTGAGAGCGCAGACTCAAGTGTCATGGCTCTTACGCGCCCCAGACCACGATACGATACACGGCGGAGTTGCCCGCAGCGTTCGCGATCTGAATGATGTCACCTGTCGCGGCAGTGACAGTGCGGCCAGCGGCGCTCGGATCCATGTAAAGGAAAATCCCGCCAGGAGGCAGCGTGATGGTGGTGGCCGCCGTGTTGAGGATCGGGATGGAGTTGGCGTCACCGAACAAGGTGAGGTCTGTGGTATTCGAGGACAACGAAAGGATCAGGATGCCCTTCAGCTTCGCGAGCACCACAGTGACGCCAAGCGCATCGACCAGGGCACCGCCGTTGAAGTCCAGGTCTTCCACCGCACCAGTGGTGAGCGTGCGCTCGTCGGACCAGATCTTGTTCGCCTGGTTTCCACCAGCGCCGTCGGAAAACTCCCGAGCCTGGCTGATGTCGAAAGGGGCCAGAGCACTCACAAGATCCAGAACGCTGGTCTGCTGTGCCGTCAGTCGGATTGCAACGCGAGTGGTAAGTGCCATCTCTCAATTCCTCCGATTAGGCGGACATTTCCTTTTCCGCCAGGAAGTTTACTGCGTAGATGACCCGGTTCTTTGAGTCCACCTCGCGTTTGAACGGCGTCTGTACTGCGTTCACAATCCGGTACAACGTACCGGAAAGTGTTATGCCTTGGATCTTGGGAAGTCCCTTGTAGACAAGATCGATTCTTGCCGCCGCTGCTGTTCGTGTCAATGCTCTGGCAAGCACCTGAATGCCAGGCATTTCATCGAAAAGACCAGGGACTCCGAACGCATGATTCGGTGCCGCACCACCATAGTCGTTCACTGAAGTGCACACATCAGGAGTATCTGGCATTGAACCCTTGAAAAGATTGACTTCAAGCGTGCCCATTGCGTTGGCCGCCATGTAAGTCACGATCTCTTCAAGGAGCGGCACCTAGTTAAACCTTCCACGAGTGTCGCGCGATCGCCATCGACGAGAACCTGAACCACCACCGCGTTGCCCTGTCAACGGATTGACACGGGCAGTCCCACCTAGTCCTCTCTTAACAGAACTGATGGAGACCCGGCCTTGATTTCGAAGCATCGCTGTCGCCACATTACGCTGAGTTGTGGAGCGATTTTTGTGTCTCAAAATACGAGCAGCAGCCACTCTTGGAGACATTTAACTCACCACGCTGCGAAGCGAGATCCGTCGCGCCACACGCTCCGGGATATGTGGCGCACTTTCCAGCAACGTTGATTCGAGAAACTTCGCCTGGCCCACCGGGTGATCCGCGTCGAGGTTCTCGTGGACATACAATGCGTAGCCCACGCCTGGTGTAGTATCCTTCAGGATCTTGCCGCTCTTGCCGAGGGAAATTGTTGGAGTGTCCCCGCCGCCAGCAGGACCACCAACAGTGATAGTCACACTAATGTTGCCACGCGCGTCGCGCTCAGCAGGATGCGTCTCGTGGCTCGCACGCAGTGCGCCAGTATCTATTGGTGTGCGCTGCATTGACTCGCGAGTCTCGATAAGCGCTTCCTGGAACAGCGCGCGTTCCAGCTGGTCGCGTAGACGGTCACCTGCGTGCAACAGGCGATTCAGCATCTCTGCGCCGCCAGTGACTTCAAGGCCCATCAGGCGAATCTCCCTCGGCGGTCGCGACGACGAGATCTACTGGATGATCGCCGTGGCGAACGTCTTCCATACTTACTGCTAGTCAGGCCAGCACGTGAGCTTGTGGCATTACCTCGCTGTGGTGGTAGACCAAGCTTTATCTTCCTTGCCACTGCCCCGCACCTTTCTTCCCACGCGGCACGCGCACCTGGGCACCCGGCCCACGACTCCCACCGCCAGCCACGCCATGCATATTGACAGACTTCGTGGCGACAACGCCAGGGATGCGTGTGTCAGGCTTCTCGACTTGCTTAGCCAAGATCCACCACCAGGTAGTAAGGTTGTGAAGTGCCGGGATCGACTACACTTTCCTGCGACACGATGGAGTGATACTCCGTCGCCGGCGGAGGCTTGATCTGATCGTATCGCGTTGCGATGAGCGGCTCAACGAACGTAACGCGACAAGGTGACATCGCTTCTTGCCCTGTCACGGAGCGCACCAACCGTTGCTTCCATTCGACGATCGCCTGGCGACTCACAGCGGCAGCCAGAACCGGATTGCCGTCACCGTCATACGTGCCATCCCACGCCTGGTGCAACACCGCAACCTGAAGACCGGCTGTGATGTTGTTCGCCAAGGCGACGGCGCCACGGACGATTTCGGCAAGACCCATCAGGCGAATCTCCCAAACGTATCCCGACGACGCCACTTGCGCCCACCAGAGCGAGCCGTACCGCCGAGTGCAGCTTTCCCATAAGACTTTTTGTACTTACCTAGATGAATACTGCCCTTCTTGTAAAGAGCAATGGTTTCTTCAACCATTTTCTGCGTGCTATTGCGCTTGGCGTGTCGCAACGCTTGAGCAACGAGTGCTTGGCCGCGAACGGGCATCAGGCGAATCTCCCCCGTCGGTCGCGACGACGACGCTTCCAACCAGAAGCACGAAGTTGTGACTTCACTTCACCGCGAGTAAGCGCGTATGCATGACCCTTGGGCATCGAAAGGCCCAAATTCAATCGGCGCTTAAGATCGCTTCGTCCAACATGACGATCAAATGCAGCTTGACCAACTTTCGATGTGCCAAGATACATTGACTTACGTGATCGCTGCGCTTTTGTGGTGGATCCCTTCAGCTGATCCCGCCAATCGTAGCCCATCAGACTCTCTCCACGTCGACAAACTCCAACCCGGAGCCGCGACCAGTGAACCGATACACCCATTCAGGCACAAGAAGGTTCTTCACCGCGTCAGGAAGTACCTTCGCGCGCACAGTGTCGGAAAAAGAAAGACTGATGGGCCCAACACTCAGCGACCTGATGCCTTGCGTTTCCACGTCGCTATCCCCAGTGCGATCCGCAATGAGCAATTGACGCGCGAATTCCGTCGTCGCGTCCTTGAGTTCCTGTGGGATGACTGAGTCGTTCAAATACGCCTGGCCACCGCGAGTTTCGAGGCCACCACGCGGCCACTGAAGAGCCTGGACGCCTGGATACTTCTGATAGCCTTCCCACTGCACGAGGGAATCGAGGGTTCTTGTGGCCCACACCAGCGCGGCCCGCTTATCTGCCACGCTAGCAGTTAGCCAGTTGCTTGTGAAGAGACGCGTCTCAATGTAAGCTTCCGCCTCAGCCTCGGTACAATACGTATTCGAATTCACAAGGCCTGGGGAAGCTACAAGAGTGATCACGCAAATCTCCCACGACGGTCGCGACGACGAGCATGGCGCTTGAGGACACTGTGGAGACTTCGGCCACTACCCATCATCGACATACGGCCTTCACTTGCGTGGACACCAAGCGCGCTAAGCTTCTTCGCAGCGCTCATCATTGACTTAAGATGACGTCCAGCTGCTGGATGCGTTTCACCAACCACAGCAGTATCCGCTTTGTGAAATCGCTGAACAGCACCCTGGTAAGATTTCGCTGCCGCGATGATCGCTGTGACCCGCTTCGCACCTCTCACCCCAGCCATATCAACACCCCGGATCGCAGCCTGTTGCCAAGCTGAGATCAGTACACGCAGCATTACGCTGTGTGGTGTTCGCGGCAAGCCAGCCAACGCAGAAAGCACGCTTATTCTCACTGGCCTGGGCAGCCACAAGCTCATTGAACTTCTTCAGCGCAATTTCCTGAGTAACGTACTCCTCACGACCAGGCTGCGTCAATGGGTAGATACGCACCTGCGCCGTACGGGCCTGAGCGGCGGTGCAGGACGCTCCGCCGGGAGTGCTCGCTGCTGTACAAACCTGGGCCTGTGTGCACGTGCGCACCAGACCATAACGCGCACAGATGTCACCATTCTGGCCAGTGATAACCTGTGTCAGTGTTGTGACGTTCGTTGCACTAGCTGGGCCAACTGAGTACGTCTCCTGTGCTTGTAGCGTGGTAAGAATCACGAGACTCCCAACCAGAAGCAATCCAAGCAAAACGGAAAGTCGCTTCATACGCATCTCCTAGTTGACCGCTCTCGCGATCTCGTACCAATTCGTCCCGTCGTAAACAAGGGTGAGTGTATCATCAGCAGTGGTGACAAAGTCGCCAGCAAGTTTCAAATTGCTTCCGTCCGTCACCGTCAAAACACCGTCAAAGATCAACGTGATCTGAACGCCTCTCGTAAAGCCAGTTGCTGTGATAGAGGTGATGGTCGTAGTGCCAGTAACGTGATAGCTGGAACCAACCGGCGTGGGCAGCGCAGTTGCTGACGCGACTGGTGTCCACCCACCGAGGAAGTGCGAAACATTCCCCGGTGAGTTCAGCACAGTCA